GATTTTTCCTAAGAGGGATGAGGACCGTGCAGATTGACTAACAACCCGCACCGTGTTGCGCAAAGTCACAGTGCGCGCACGCCCGGGATCGCCTGGGACATGCGGCACCACAAATTTCCAGAGCCTGCCCCGGTCATTGGCACCCGCGTCTGGCGCCGGGCATTTGTTCAAATCAGGAACAGGCGAAGCCGACCATTATAACGAGGCGCCGCGCAGGCTCCGCCATCGCCCTACAGGGGTTTGCCTTAAAAGCTGACACCGCAGCTGCACAGCAGGGGCCGGGAAAAGAAAAAGCCCGTAACGGCTTGGGGTTACGGGCTTGGGCAGCAGAGAGTGCCTGTATCTGGTGCGCGGAGCCGGACTCGACACGCATTCAAAATCAACAGCTTAGCCCTTTGGTGCGGGAACTGTGCGGGCAGCCATCCTACCTTCTGTATCCAATCATATCAGGCCGAATGCTGGCGAAGCCTGCATACAGGGCGGCAACGCGCGCCAGCGCAGTGGTGGCGGCATAACTTTCTCGTAATTTCCCGTAATTAAAAGCAGCGCCTTAATTACGCACAGCGCTAATACTGGCTTCATTTCCGGGCCTCCGACCGGCTCGTAATTTGCGACCCACGAAGCGGGCGGGCGCGGCGGGGGCGTCATGGCGCGCCACGGGGTTGAGGGGCGGTGTTTGGCCTCGGGCCGAGAGGGCGCCATCGGACGACAATAGGCCAGGAAAGGGGCAGGGCGAGCCTGTGGGGCGAGAAAATGGAAAGTCCAGGCCAGCCGGAGGGCGGACGCAAAAAAGGGCGCATAGCGCGCCCTGATCGTTTTTAGCATTGAGCGCCCTACTCGGCGCTGCCCCCTGGCTGGTGCGGCTGGAATCTCACCACTTCCGCCCCTGCCCACTCGTTGAAGGATTCAAACAGCCCCTGCAGCGGGACAATCTCATTGCTGATGAACACGTCCAGCGTTTCACCGGCCTTGCCGAAGCCGCCCGCGTTATTCGGAATGATGCCCAACAACCCAGGCGGCACGCGATGCGCTGCCAGCACATCTTCCTTGCTGGCATTCTTGATGGCGCTGAAATCATCCTTGGCTGCAATCTCGCTGACGGGAATCAACTTGAGGCCTTCGGGCTTGCCTCCTGGGGCATGGACAAACAAATTGCGGAAGTTGCCCGGCCCCTTGGACTTGCGCAGCTGCTCGCGCAGCTTATCCACATCACCATTGCTCACAGTGCTATCGCTCAGGTACATGATGAAACCGGCATGGCTGCCGTTCTCGTAGTAGCGGCGCCGGAATATCGTGGCCGACTCATTGAGCAACGCAGACTGCAGCGCGCTCAGATACTCGGGCAGTCCGTACAGCTCCTGATTAATGTCTGGCTCGCGCAGATGGAAGACAGAGCCAAGCACAAACTCATGTTCTTCACGCCAGTTAGGCACATAGAAATAGCGCTGCTCCTGGCCCCGGCGCATGTAACGGCTCAGCGAATGCTCATAGCGCATAGTGCGGCCAGACAATGCGCGGCGGGCTTCGAGATAGCCATTGCCAAAGACAAGGAAGTCCGTGGACCATGCTCTGAAGGTTTCGCGCGACATCATCGGATGCGGGATAAAGCGGGCCGTCAGCAGATTGCGTTTCAGGTAGATGGCAGAACTGTGGTGCGGCGATGCCCGGAAAGCACCGGCCAGCCCTTCCAGCGGATAAGGCGGCTCATACCAGCGCCCGTTAAACATTGCCTCTACATAGTCCAGCAGCTGTAGGCGGCTGACTGGCTCGGGGTCACCAAAGGTGAAAACCTCGACCTGCTGGCCCTCGGGCTGTGTGCTGGATGTGGTACCGGCCTGGGCCGCGAGAGCGTGATTCTTCTTCATTCTGAAAATTCCACTGATGAGTTGCCGCCGTGGACATCCCCGGCGAGTGATTCGTTATCCAATGCGTGCATCACCGCCCAGGCCAGATCCGCGTGGCCGATGTCGTCCGAGCGGCCAGATTGATAGGTCACATGGCGCTGGCTGGGCGTCAGCACCTTCTTGATGGCCATGAATGCGGCGGCCACATCGGTGCAGTCGGCGTCCATTTCCAGGCGGCCCTTGCTGATGACCTGTTTGGCCTTGAGCACCAGCCGCGCCTTGAGCGCCAAGTCGTAGTGATAGGCCTTCGCTTGCGGATAGAACTTGATGACGTTCTGATAAACACCCTGGCCCAAGCCCGTGGTGTCGATGCCCATGAACGTCACGTTGTATTGCAGGGTGATGCTGCGGATGTACTCGGCCTGGGCCTCAAAGTCCGCGCCCCGAAACTGCTGGCGGTGCAGCAGGCGGAACTTGCCGCCCGGCACCTTGGGCGGCGCAATCACCACCAGGGCGGCCGTATCGCCGGTAAACGAGGGGTCATAGCCCACCCACACCGGCTGCCACGCAAACGGGCGCTGCGCCAGTGGCTTGAAGTCGTCGGCCCATGCCTCCCACGAGTCCACCATGCATGCCTGCATCATCTGCAGCGTGAACTGCGAATTGCTGTCGTCGATGAACTCGCAGCGGAATAGATTGGCAAACTCGTCGTCCGGGTACTCTTCCAGCAGCTCGGCCAGATCAAACAGATTGCAGCCCAGGCGCAGCGCGTCATCAATGGTCACGATGTGGCGGAAGCGACCATCAGCACAGCGCAGGCCGTTGGCCAGTGCCTTGTGGCCCAGGTCAATCTGCACATGTTTGGTCTTGTCCCGGCCCCGGTTACGGTCCTCGCCGGTCCAGAACGAATAGGCCTCATGACTCTTTGCGGATGGGGTGCTGAAATAGGTCTTGCGCCAGTGCTTATGCGTGGCCATGGCACTGGCCACCTTGTTGAGCTCCTTGAAATTGCCAGTCCAAAAGAACTCATCGAAATAGAAATCGCCGCTGCGGCCTTGGGCCGTCTTGGCATTGGTGCCCAAGAAATGCAGCTCGGCGCCATTCCACAGCACCATGGGATCACCGCCCAGGTCTACCCCCACTTCATTGGCAAAAGCCACCATGTAGTTTTTGAACTGGTGCGCCTGGGCCTTGGATGCGGAAAGAAAAATCTGATTGCGCCCTTCCAACACTGCGCGAATCAAGGCCTCGCGGGCAAAGTAGTAAGTAGCGCCAATCTGGCGCGACTTGAGCAGAATGCGCGTGCGCTCCTTCTGGGCCTCAAACCACCGGTTCTGATACCCAAAGTTCCCCGCGTGGAATATCTCGAGCAGTTGCTCTGTCTGTTCTTCCGTGAACTCGTTGCGCTTGGCCTTGCGCTTGGGTGCAGCATTGCGGCGGGCAATGGCGGGGTTTAGGTCACCTTCCCTGCCTGTTTCTTGGTAGCGCTCTACTCGGGCGGTGCGCTCCAGCTGGCGGCCCAGCAGGTCAATTTCTTTGAAGTCGGAGCCTGTCTTGGCGTCCTTCATGATGAGCTGCACCATGCGCAGCTCAAGCGCCCCATTCACGCGGTCAAGGGGCTTGAACTTGTCCCACTCTTCCGCATCGCGCCAGCCGTAAAGCGTGGTGGCTGGAACGCCCAGCTTTTCCGCTATCAGCTTGGGCCGCCAGCCCTGCCAGTACAGATACCGCGCAACCTGCTTGGGCTGCGAACTATTGGCGGCAACAGCCGCCTGCAGTGCTACGCCCTGCTCATGCGCCTGCGCCAACACCAGGGCGCCAAAGTCGGCGGCCTGCTGCCCTTCGGCAATGCCTGCTTCTCCTGCTGCAAACGGGGAGCCATCGTCCCCTGTGGGTTTCTTTCGTGCCATGCCGGGCAGTTTTCCGCGCGGACGCGAACTAAACCACCGCTCGCATACGTCCACCGCGCCGCCACAACGACACCAGCGTGACGCCGTGAAACCGGGCGGACACCATGAGAACTCACAGCGAACTCACCGCCGGACACCGGCAAACCCATCAGCGAGGCTCATCCACTCATGTCCAAGAAATCCCGCTTCTTCCGCGTCGCCGTCGAAGGCGCCACCTCTGACGGTCGCACCATTGACCGTGACTGGCTGCTGCAGATTGCCAAGCACTACAACCCCAAGGTGTACGGCGCCCGCGTCAACATGGAGCACATCCGTGGCTATGGCCCGAACAGCGACTTCCGCGCCTATGGCGATGTGCTGGCCGTCAAGACCGAAGAGGTGGACATCGGCGGCCAGAAAAAGCTGGCTCTGCTCGCTCAGATCGATGCCACCGATGAACTGGTCGAGCTCAACAAGCGCCGCCAGAAGCTCTACACCTCTATCGAGGTGCGCCCCAGCTTTGCCGATACCGGCGAAGCCTATCTGGTCGGTCTGGCCGTCACCGACAACCCCGCCAGCCTGGGCACTGAAATGCTGGAGTTCGCCGCAAAGAACCCGGACGCCAACCCCTTCAAGCAGCGCAAGGAACAACCCGACGATGTGTTTTCCGTGGCCGAGCCGCTGGCTCTGGAGCTGGAAGACGAAAGCGCCGGCATCGTGGCCAGCTTCAAGGCCAGCATTGCCGCTGCCGTGGCCAAGTTCACCGGCAAGGAAGTCACCGATGACGCCCGTTTTGCAGCTGTGGCTGAGGGCTTTGGCCAGCTGGGCGACAACTTCTCCAAGCATGTCCAGGCCTCCGAAGCCTCTCAGGCCAAGACCGACCAATCGCTGCAGGCCATGAGCGCGGACATCGACAAGCTCAAGCAGCAATTCGCCAAGCTGGACAACACCGAAGCCCCCAACCGTCGCCCTGTGGCCAGCGGTGGCAACGGCCAGCAACAAGCCGACTACTAAGCCACCCCGCCCCATTCCGTCCCACTTCAAGGAACCTTTCATGCGCAACGACAGCCGCCAAAGCTATAACCAATACCTCGCCCGCGTGGCCCAACTCAACGGCGTCAATGTCTCCGACACAGACAAAGCCTTTGCCGTCGCTCCCAGCATCCAGCAGAAGCTGGAGGATGCGGTACAGGAGTCCAGTGCCTTTCTGACAAAAATCAACATCATCCCCGTGGATGAAATGCAGGGCGAAAAGCTCGGCCTGTCTCTGTCTGGCCCCATTGCCAGCCGCACCAACACCGCTAACAAGGACCGCCAGACGCGCGACCTGACCGACATCGGCGCACGCGGCTTCCAGTGCCAGCAAACCAACTATGACTCGCATCTGGGATACGCCAAGATCGACTCTTGGGCGAAGTTTTCCGACTTCCAGGTCCGTGTGGCACGCATGCTGGCCCAGCGTCAAGCGCTGGACCGCATGTGCATCGGCTTCAACGGTGTTGCCGTCGCACCGGACACAGACCTTGCGTCCAACCCCTTGCTGCAGGATGTGAACAAGGGCTGGCTGCAGAAGATGCGTGAAGAAGCGTCCGAGCGCGTCATGAACGAGGGCAAGGTGGCGGGCAAAGTGGTCGTCGGCCCTACTGGCGACTTCAAGAATCTGGACGCCGCGGTCTTTGATGCCCGCCAGTTGCTGGACCCCTGGCACCGCAACAACCCCAACCTTGTCTGCATCCTGGGTGCCAAGCTGCTGCACGATAAGTATTTCCCACTGGTCAACACCACCCAGGCGCCCAGCGAAACCCTGGCGGCGGACATCATCATCAGCCAAAAGCGTGTGGGCGGTCTGCAGGCCGTGCAAGTGCCGTTCTTCCCCGAGAACGGACTGTTCATCACCACGCTGGACAACCTCTCTGTGTACTGGCAGCGCGGTGGCCGTCGCCGCTACATCGTGGAGAACCCCAGGCGCAACCGCGTGGAGGATTACCAGTCCAGCAATGACGCCTATGTGGTGGAGGACGTTGGCCAAGCCGCCGTGGTCGAAAACATCGAAATCGTCGAGGCCTAAGCCCAGCCGGGCCGCCGTCAGTCCGCATCAGGCGGCGGCCTTTCTCCGCAACTACCGGAAAACGCATCATGCAACTCACCCCCGCACAGCGTCACCGCGCCCGCGTGCTGGCTGCGAAGGCCCAGGCCGAAAGTCCATTCGGCATCGAGGTCCAGGGCAGCGAATACGAGCTGATGATGGCCAAGCTGGCCACCGACAAGCGCACGCTCAAAAACATGGAATCGGTGCAGCTCAAGCGCAAAGCCAAGGCCGCCATGCTGCCGGATTACCTGCCCTGGATCGAAGGTGCATTGGCCAATGGCCAGGGCGCAAAGGATTTTGTTTTCACCACCACCATGGTCTGGGCCATTGACGCCGGGGCTTACGGCCTGGCATTGCGCATGGCCGCCTATGCCGTGCAGCACAACTTGCCCCTGCCTGACCAATACCACCGCAGCACCGCCGCCCTGCTAATGGATGAATTCGCGGGCGCCTACCTGGGCGGCCAGTGGAACCCCATCAAGCCAGACCCCAGCGGCATGGTGACGGATGACACCCACCCGGCTGAGCACCTGACCGCTGTGGACGGCATCACCCAGGGCATGGACGCCCCAGACCAAGCCCGCGCCAAGCTCTACAAGGCCACGGCCTATGCCATGTTGGGCAAGGTCCAGACCGGCGAAGACCTGCAGCTTGATGACATCCCCCAGGAAACCCTGGGCGTCGTCCAGGCGCTACTGGCCCAGGCTCTGCAGCTGGACGCGCAAAGCGGCGTCAAAAAGGACATGGAACGTATTGAACGCAAGTTGCGCGCCCTGGCGGCACCAGCCGAAAAGGCCGCCACAGAGGCCGCTACAGAAGCGCCCACGCCTGCGCCTGCAGCAGCACCGGCACCGGCAGCTGCCACGGCGCAGCGCAAGCGGCCTGCCCCCGTCAAGACCGCAGCCAAGGGCAAGCGTTAACCCACCGAGCATGGCCCCCGTGCCGGGCGGCTCGCAGGGCTGCGCGAAGGCTTCGGCCTCTCGCAAAGCCCTGCGACCACCGCCCACCACGATGGCCCCAACCAGTGAAGCACCATGAACATGATTGCCAATGCGCCGCCCATCATCGTGACTGACCCGCCCGGCAAGCCGCCCATTACCGGCGTGCTGGACGCTGGCAGCTTCTGGCCCCATATCGACCTTGCCAAGCTGCGCGACAGCGTGGACGTGGACGGCTCAGTGACTGCCGCCCGCCTCACCCATGCAGCCGCCAACGCCCTGGCCAGCGTCATAAAGGATCTGAGCGAATGGGCAGACACCCAGACCGCCGCCGGGTTCGCTGCGCTTTCCTCTGTCCCGGCCATTGCCATCAATGGCACAAGCGTCAAAGTGCTGTGCTTTGAGCGTGCTGTCTACGCCTACACCAAGGCCGACCTGATCGAGCGCTATGCGGGCGCCGACGCCACGGGCCGCACCACGCCCGGTGACGCGCGGCGCGAGCTGCAGGACAGCGATTACCGCGCGGACGCCCTAAGCGCCGTGCGCGACATCCTGGGCGTAGCCCGCATGGAATCGGAGCTGATCTAGCCATGACCATCACCGTCCAGGCGCAGCAAGACGACACCGTGGACATGCTTTGTCTACGCCACCTGGGCACCACTGCAGGGGTGACAGAAGCCACCTATGCATTGAACCCAGGCCTTGCCGCGCTTGGTCCCGTTCTGCCCCTGGGTCGGCGGGTCATCCTGCCCGACCCGCCCACCGCCCCCACCGCACCGAAAACCATTTCCCTGTGGGACTGACACCTGCTCAACCAAACCACCTCACTGCCATGTCTGAACCCACCTCTGCTGTCGGCACCTTCGCGGGCTACAAACTCGCCCTCTTCTCCCTGCCGGTCCTTGCCAGCCTGATTGCCTTCTGGCTGGGCCTGCGTTTCGTGCCGCTTCGCAGCACCGACCCGCGCGGCGACCTGCTCAACCGCGTCCTGGCCTGCTTGGTCAGCGGCTTTGTGCTGGGCGTGCCTGCGCTGGTGCTGCTCATGCAGCACTGGCCGGGCGTCTTTGAGGCTGGGATGCGTCTGGCCACCATGGCCGCCGTGCCGTCCATTGCGGGCTTTTTCATCATCACGGGCTGCGTGCTGGTGGTCTGCTCCATCCCTGGCCCGTGGATCGTGGCGGGCGTCTTCCTCTGGCTCAAGCGCAGCGAAGGCCAGACCATCACCGAAATGGCAGACCAGCTGCGTGGTGACATTGCGGGCCATGGCGCTGCAGGCCGCAAGGGAGGTGCCGAATGAGCGCCGTTACCTACATCAATGAATTAATCGAGCGCGAGGGCGGCTACGTCAACGACCCCAAGGACTCGGGCGGCGAAACCAAATTCGGCATCACCGTAGCCACGGCGCGCGCCTATGGCTACACCGGCCCCATGCGGGACCTGCCTCATGCCACAGCGCAAAGCATCTACCTGCGCCGCTACTGGGTGGAGCCTAAGTTTCATCTGGTCGATGAGGTCTATCCGGCTCTAGCGGAATGCCTGCTGGACTTCGGAGTCCTGGCTGGCCAGAAGACCGCCGCAGCTCAGTTGCAGCGGGCGCTGAATGTGCTCAACCGACAGCAGGCCGACTATGACGATCTGGAAGATGATGGCCGAATCGGCACCATCACCCTGGCGGCCCTGCGTGCCTTCCTCAAGAAGCGCGGGCGTGAAGGCGGCGGCGTGCTCTTTGGCATGGTCGTTGCCCGCCAGTCCGTGTACCTGCAGGAGCTTGCCGAGCGCCGGCCCAAAGATGAGGCCTTTCAATACGGCTGGCAGCTCAATCGCGCCCTGGGTGAATTCCTGGGCGGCAAACCATTCCTGCCAGCATGACGCCCGCCAACATCATCGCCACCCTCACCCGGCTGGTCGTCCCCATCGCCGTGCTGCTCCTGCTCTATGCAGTGGACCAACGCGCGGAGGATCGGGGCATGCAAAAAGCCCAGGCCAAGCACAGCGCCGCCGCTGTCCAGCGCCTGGAGTTTTCCATCGAGCGCAGTGGCCAGCTAGCCGGGCGGCTCGGCCAGCTTCTGGACCGCAACCAACTGGACAAAGCCAATGCTCAAAAAGTCTTTGAACGCCTTGATGCTGACCTGCGCAGCGGCGCTCTGCGCCTGTCAATCCGCACCACCGCCCAGCCGGGAGACAATCACGGTGCCGCCGCTGGGCCTGTCCAAGCGCGAGCCGATATTGACCCAGCGGATGCTGCGGATCTTGTCCGCGTCACCGATGACGGCGACAACGCAATCCGCGATCTCAATACCTGCATTGACGGATACGCCCAAGTAATGCGCCAAGCCAACGGGGGCCAGCCATGAAGAAACCGCAATCCCTGCGCAACTTCATTGCCGGTTCCATCCCTGAGCTGCAGACCGACCCACAGCGGCTCAAGATGTTTGTGGAGTCCGGCAACATCGTGGCGCGCAGCGGTGAAACGCTTTCCTTTGAATACCGTTTCACCGTGCGCCTCATCGTGCTGGACTACGCGGGCAGCCTGGACCTGTTCGCCATCCCCATGCTGGCGTGGCTCAGCACCTACCAGCCGGACCTGCTGCAGAACAAGGAAAGGGCCGCCAAGGGTCTGCGCTTTGATGTGGAAGTCCTGGCCAACGACAAGGTGGACCTTGTGATCGAGGTGGACTTGAGCGAGGCAGTCATCGTCAAGGAAGACAAGGACGATCAAGGGCGCCAGCGACTGACCGCAGAGCACAAGGGCGAAATCTACAGTCCCAAGCCCTATACGACCGGAGACTACAGCCTCTATCTGGGCGACAAGATCGGCGCAGAGTGGCACCAGACCCAGGGGATTGAATAATGGCCGATGCCCTGGAACAGCTCGCGCAGTGGGCAACACCACTGCTGCAGCGCATGGAGCCAGCGGGCCGAAAGGCGGCCATGCTGGAGGTGGCCAACTATCTGCGCAAGAGCCAGGCCCAGCGCATTGCTGACCAGCGCAACCCGGACGGCTCGCCATATGAGCCCCGGCGACCGCGTGAACAGCTGGCCAAGCGCCAGGGCGCAATTCGTGCGGAAATGTTCATGGGGCTGCGCAAGGCCCGCAACCTGCAGCGCAAAGCTACGGCGGATGCTGCAAGCGTGGCATTCAATCCCCGCGTTTCATACGTTGCCCGCGTCCATCACTACGGCCTGCGCGACAAGGTGGACCGCCGCGACCGCAGCAGCCCCGTGGTGAAGTACGCGAGCCGCGAGCTGCTGGGCTACACGCAGGAAGAAATCAAGGGAATCGAAGACATCCTGATGGAGCACGCGACACGGGACTGACCCCGGTTTGCGTACTCACCGCCGCCACAACGGCCACCGCTCGCGCGCCCGCGTGCTGCCCGGCACAGTCGGCGCATGAACTCAGAACCGGCCCTCGCAATAGGCGAAATCCAGCGCCTGCTACACAACATGATCCGCGTGGGGACCATCCATTCCGTGGACCACGGCGGACCAGACAAGCCCGCGCTGGTGCGTGTCTCGCTGGGCGAGCTGGTCACCGACTGGCGCCCCTACCACGAAGCCCGCGCAGGCGGCACCACCACATGGAACCCGCCCACCGTGGGCGAACAGGCCACCGTGCTATCCCCCAGCGGTGACCTGGGCGCAGCTGTGGTCATCGTCGGACTCAACAGCACCGGCAAACCAGCCCCTAGCAGCGACCCCGGCAAAACCGTCACCAAATACCCGGACGGCGCCGTGATCGAGTACGACCACGCCGCGCATGCGCTGTTGGCAACGCTGCCCGGTGGCGGCACGGCCCAGCTGGTGGCGCCGGGTAGCGTCACCATCGACAGCCCACAAGTCACCATGACCGGCAATTGCTTGGTCAAAAAATCGCTGGTTTTTCTGGGCGGTATGCGTGGCAGTGGCGTGGCCGAAGGTGCCAGCAGCGTGGCAGAAATCGACGGCACGCTGCGAACGACTCAGGATGTGATCGCCAGCGGCGTGAGCCTGACGGGCCACCGCCATGGCGGTGTGGAAAACGGCGGCGGTAACACCAGCCCGCCAATGGGGGGCGCAGCATGATGAACGTCAAAACGGGCCGCCGCCTGGATTATTCGGCCCACATCAGCCAGTCCATCACGGACATTCTGACCACCCCCATCGGATCGCGCCTCATGCGCCGGGGCTACGGCAGTTTCATTCCTCAGCTCATTGACCAGCCTATGACAGACGCCAATATCCTGCGGCTGCAGGCGGCCACTGCCCAGGCCATCATGAAACATGAGCCACGCACCCGCCTGACCCGTGCTGCGCTGGCTTTTGATGCCAGTGGCCGCGCCGTGATGCAGATCGAACGCAAAGACCGAGGGCAGGCATCCACGCGCCGCCAGAGCATCAGCATTCAGCCGGGGACAAGCACATGAGCAATGCCCAGATCATTGATATGAGCAAGCTACCAGCGCCCGATGTGGTCGTGGTGCCGGAGTTTGAAACCATCCTTTCCGCCCTCAAAGCCGACCTAGTGGCGGCTATGCCTGCAGACCTGCGCCCTGATGTCACCGACACCCTGGCCCTGGAGTCCGAGCCATTGACCAAGTGGCTGGAGCGCCTGGCATTCCAGCTGGTAATCGAGCGCAGCGACAGAAACGACAGCGCGCACGCCGTCATGCTGGCCTATTCCCGTAAAGGCGATCTGGATCAGCTTGCGGTTTTCTATGGCGTGCAGCGGCTGGTCATCAGCCCGGCAAACCCGGCAGCCATCCCGCCGGTGGCGGCAGTCTATGAGGACGATGAAACATTCCGCGCCCGCATCCAGCTGGCACCGCGCGGCTACAGCGTGGCCGGGCCTGTGGGCGCCTATGTCTTCCATGCCAAGACCGCAGACGGCCAAGTCTTGGACGCGGCGGCCACCAGCCCAACGCCGGGCCGTGTTGTGGTTTCCGTGCTCTCGCGCGTGGGCAATGGCGTGCCCAGCCAAGCCCTGCTCAATGCTGTATCGGCTGCCGTCAATGCCGATGACATCCGCCCGCTCACGGATGAGGTGATCGTCCAGGCGGCCACCATCGTCAACTACCAGATTGCCGCCAAGATTTACACCTTGCCGGGGCCGGATTCGTCCAGCGTCCTGACCACTGCACAGCAGCGCATTGCGGCCTATGCCGAATCCATGCACCGCATCGGACGGCGCCCTACCCTGTCCGGCATCTATGCAGCCCTGCACATCGAGGGCGTGGACCGGGTAGAGCTCACCAGCCCTGCAGCCGATGTTGCCGTGGGTGAAACCCAGGCCAGCTGGTGTACCGCCATCAACGTGACGCACGGGGGCATCGTTGGCTGATTCCCTGCTCCCACCCAATGCCACGCCGCTGGATCGGGCCGCCGAGTCGGTCATGGTCAAGCACTTTGACGCCATCGACCAGCCGCACCGCGCCCTATGGAACCCAGATACCTGCCCGCTAGAGTTTCTGCCCTGGCTCGCCTGGGCCATGGGGGTGGAGGCTTGGCGCAGCGAGTGGCCCGAGGCCATCAAACGGGCGCTGGTCCGCAATGCCATTCAGGTCCAGCGGCAACGCGGCACCCTCAAAAGCGTGCGCGACACCGTGGCCAGCTTCGGCGGCGCCATCAGCATCCGCGAATGGTGGCAGACCGCGCCCAAAGGCACGCCGCATACCTTTGAGCTGGTGTTCACCATGACCGGCCAGGACGGCGAGCAGGCCAGCGCCGCATTCGTGCAGGACGTTATGGCCGAAGTCTCGCGCGTCAAGCCGCTGCGCTCCCATTTCACCTTCATCCAGGGACTCAGTGCCCAGGCATCTATCCAGCTCGCATGCGTGGGCAGGCCCGTGGCATACACGCGGCTTGACATGGATGTGGGCTGACCTCAAGGCAACCTCAACCGCACCCTATGGCCATCATCTTCAAACTCACCACTGCAGGGCGGCAGGCGCTTGTAAACGCCGCCCAGAATGGGACCTTGGCGCGCACCTTGGTCAGCGTCGGCGTGACCGCTACCGCCTTCACGCCCACCGAGGCATTGACCACCATCCCCAACGAAATCAAGCGCATCACCACCATTGCCGGGGATGTGGTGGCAAAAGACACCATCCATGTCACCATCCGCGACGATGGCAATCAGACCTACACCGTGCGCGGCCTGGGCCTGTACCTCGATAACGGCGTGCTGCTGGGCACCTACAGCCAAGCAGCGGTGATTCTGGAAAAGTCGGCGGCGTCCATCTTCTTGCTGTCCACCGATCTGCGCGTGCTGGACGGCTCCGTGAACATCAGCACGCTGCAGTTTGGGGAAACCAATTTCATCAACCCACCGGCGACCACTGACCGTCAGGGTGTGGTGGAGCTGGCCACCGAGGCAGAAGCCAACGGGCTGGCAGATGCTGTCCGGGCGCTCACGGCAGCCAGCGTCAAGACGCTTTTCAACGCGCGGGCCTTGGCCGCCACGGTCATCACGGCAGGCGTGGGCCTCACGGGTGGCGGCAGCCTTGCTGCAAACCGCACCATTGCCCTGGCCAATACTGCGGTGACGGCGGGCAGCTATGGCAGCGCCACGGCTACGCCCACCTTCACCGTCGATGCCCAGGGGCGGCTGACGGCTGCCGGTAGCGCCACCATCACCCCGGCCTGGGCCAGTGTTACCGGCAAGCCCACCACCCTGGCAGGCTACGGCATCACGGACGCCGCTCTGGCAGCCCGCACCATTACGGCGGGCACGGGCCTGACGGGTGGCGGCAACCTGACCGCAAACCGCACCATTGCCTTGGCCAACACTACAGTGACGGCAGGCAGCTATGGCAGCGCAACGACAGTGCCCACCTTCACGGTCGATGCTCAGGGCCGTTTGACTGCTGCAGATAGCGCCACCGTCACCCCGGCCTGGGCCGATGTCACGGGCAAGCCCACCACCCTGGCGGGCTATGGCATCACAGACGCCGCTCTGGCAGCTCGTACCATCACCGCAGGCATAGGCCTGACTGGCGGCGGCGACCTGACGGCCAACCGCACCATTGCCCTGGCCAACACGGCAGTGGCAGCGGGCAGCTACGGCAGCGCCACGGCGGCCCCCACCTTCACCGTCGATGCTCAGGGGCGGCTGACGGCGGCTGGTAGCGCCACCGTCACCCCAGCATGGGGCAGCGTCACCGGCAAGCCCACCACCCTGGCGGGCTACGGGATCACGGACGGCGCCCTGGCCGCCCGTAGCATCACGGCAGGCACGGGCCTGAGCGGTGGCGGCAACCTGACCGCAGACCGCACCATCGCCCTGGCCAACACGGCAGTGACGGCGGGCAGCTACGGCAGCGCCACGGCGGCCCCAACCTTCACGGTCGATGCCCAGGGGCGGCTGACGGCAGCTGGCACCGTGACCGTCACCCCGGCCTGGGGCAGCATCACCGGCAAGCCCACCACGCTGGCGGGCTATGGCATCACGGACGGCGCCCTGGCCGCGCGCAACATCGTGGCAGGCAATGGCCTGACGGGCGGCGGCAACCTCACGGCAGACCGCACGATGACCCTTGGCACGCCCGGCACATTGACCGGGGCCAGCACCAACGCAGTCAGCACCACCAGCCACACCCATCTGGTCAGTCTGAACGTGGCCGACCTGGGCGATGGCGCTGCCGTCACCTTGGCATCGGCCCTGGGTAGCGGTGTGGACCTCAACACCTTGACGGGCCGAGGCATCTACACGCAAAGCACCAACGCCAATGCGACGGGCGGCACCAATTACCCGGTGGCTGCCGCTGGCACGCTGCTGGTGATTGGGGATGGTGCGTCCATCAGTACGCAAACCTACACCCATTACAACAACGGCGACCAGTGGACCCGCTCCCGCTATAACACCGGCTGGAGTGCGTGGCGCAAGAGCCTGACGGACGAGCGCACCATCACCGCAGGCACAGGTCTGACGGGTGGCGGCGACCTCTCGGCCAATCGCTCCATTGCGCTGGCCAACACCTCAGTGGCAGCGGGAAGCTACGGCAGCGCCACAGCGGCCCCCACCTTCACCGTCGATGCCCAGGGGCGGCTGACGGCGGCTGGTACCGTGACCGTCACCCCGGCCTGGGGCAGCGTAACGGGCACGCCCACCACGCTGGCAGGCTATGGCATCACGGATGCCGCTCTGGCGGCCCGCACTATCACCGCAGGCACGGGCCTGAGCGGCGGTGGCAACCTGACTGCAAACCGCACCATTGCGCTGGCCAACACGGCAGTGACAGCGGGCAGCTACGGCAGCGCCACGGCTGCCCCCACCTTCACCGTCGATGCCCAAGGTCGGCTGACGGCGGCAGGTAGCGCCACCGTCACCCCGGCCTGGGGCAGCATCACCGGCAAGCCCACCACGCTGGCAGGCTACGGCATCACGGACGGCGCACTGGCCGCGCGCAACATCGTGGCGGGCAATGGTCTGACGGGCGGCGGCAATCTCACTGTAGACCGCACGATGGCCCTGGGAACCCCCACCACACTGAGCGGAGCGACTACAAACACGGTCACAGCTACCAGTCATGCACACCAACTGGCAGCAGCTACCGAGACTGTCGCTGGCGTTGTCGAGCTGGCCACTACGGTAGAAGTCAAAGCAGGCATCGATCCTGCGCGAGCGGTGACGCCGAAAGGCTTGGCGGACACCTTGAGCGACCACGTTCCCACAGGGACGGTCATCATGTTTTCCACCTCTGCACTGCCTGCCGGGTATCTGAAATGCGATGGCTCGGCAGTCAGCCGCACCACCTACGCCAAGCTGTTTGCGGTACTTGGCACCCTGTACGGTGCAGGCAATGGCAGCACCACCTTCAACCTGCCTGATCTACGCGGCGAGTTCCCGCGCTTCTGGGATGACGCGCGAGGTGTGGACCCAAGCCGGGCATGCGGCTCTTGGCAATCTGGATCACCAGTAGTGCATGACGACAACGGCGGAACATCGCTATTCAACATCGTGTCATCGGGCGATAACAGCTATGTGAGTTGGGCCGCCATATCTGACAAATGGGTAGGCACCTACCCTCTGACGATGTACACGGAAGCCGTGACATCAAACGGCTCAGCAATGATTTTCTACGATGCATCAATGGCTGGCTTCGTGAATATGTCGCGCCCCCGAAACGTGGCCCTGTTCGGCGTCATCAAATACCTCTAAGGATTCGCATGAATACCAAACCCGTTTTCCAAACCGATGATTTGGGCTACTTCATCGGCATCACCGAGGCCTACGAAAGCCCGCTTGAGCCCGGCATCTTCCTCATCCCCAGGGGCTCTTATGAAGATGAGCCGCCCTATCTCAATGAACCGGGCGTGACCTGCTGGCGGCGTGTGGACGGAGCCTGGAAGATCGAAGACATCCCCCAGCCTCCCGAGAACCCGCCGCCAGAAAAACCCAAGGTCTGCAGCCCTGCGCAGGGGCTGGTGGCACTCTTCGCCATCAAGCGCATCACCGAGGACGATGTGCTGGCGGCAATCGCTCACATCCCCGACGAGGTGGAGCGCTACACCGTAAAAATCGGCTACCAGCGCGCGACTACCTGGGAGAGGGGCAGCCCGGCCATGCAGACCATGGCCCAGTTGCTGCAGCTCTCGGAAAGTGATCTGGATGAGCTGTTTGTCTATGCCGTAGGCGTGGCGGTGTAGCGAAATCAGGCCCAGGGTGCGGGCCAGTTACGTGCAAGTCTCCGCCACAACGGGCCGCGCTGGCACCTTCGGGCACCGGGCGCAACCATAGGGGACCAGCAACCCACCCCTATGCAAAGCCCATGTCTCAATCGACAAATCCCAACGTCGTGACGCTTACCGTCACGGAGGAAGCCGCCCACTTCATCCTGAGCTGCGTGGCAGATCGCCCTTACAAGCAAGTGGCCCCTCTGCTCAATGAGCTGCAGGCCCAGGTGCAAGTCCAGGCCAATACGCGAAGCGCCGACAGCGCCGAGAGCGCTGATTCGCCTGCAGAGGCTGACGCGAATGCCATCAAAGACGCCACCGGCCAGACCGGGAGCCAGACCCAGCCCAAGGGCAAGCGCGGCAAGGGCGCCGCCACCTCTACCGCCTGAGCGCCCTCACCCCTTCCATCCCCTCATTCAAAGGAAGCCACATGGCTGCAACTGAATATCACCATGGCGTCCGTGTCATCGAGACTACGGGCGCAGGCGCGGCTATCCGCGTTGTATCCACTGCCGTCATTGGTCTGGTGGCCACGGCCCCGGATGCCGATGACGAAGCATTCCCCATCAATACCCCTGTGCTGCTCACCAATCCTGCGGGCGGCATTGGCAAGGCGGGCAAGGGCGGCACCCTGGCCAAAGCGCTGACGGCCATCAGCGGCCAATCCCGCGCCCTGACCATCGTGGTCCGCGTGGAAGAAGGCGCCGACATTGCTGCCACCACATCCAACGTCATCGGCTCCGTGACCGCCACCGGCCAGCGCACCGGCATCCAGGCATTGCTGGCAGCTGAATCCGAGCTGGGCGTAAAGCCCCGCATCATCGGCGCCCCCGAGCTGGACACCAAGGCCGTGGCCAATGCCCTGGCCAGCGCTGCGCAGTCCCTGCGCGCTTTCACCTATGTGGCGGCGCGCGATGCCACGGGCGGCTATGCCAAGACCAAGGAAGAGGCCACCAACTACCGCAAGGAATTCGGCCAGCGCGAAGTCATGGTGTTGTGGCCCAACTTCATGGCCTGGGACAACACGGGCGGAGCCGAAGGCGCAGGCGCTGCCGTCACCCTGGCAGCCCCCGCCTATGCCCTGGGCCTGCGCGCCAAGCTGGACCAGGAAGTGGGCTGGCACAAGAACATCAGCAATGCCGTCATCAATGGCCCCGAGGGCATCACCGTGCCCGTGTTCTTCGACCTGCAGAACCCGGCCAGCGATGCGGGCTATCTCAACGCCCTGGAAGTCACCACCATCATCCGCCGCAGCGGCTACCGCTTCTGGGGCTCGCGTACCTGCGAGGAACAAGGCGGCAAGTTCTCCTTTGAAAACTACACCCGCACGGCCCAGGTCCTGGCCGACACGATTGCGGAGGCGCATTTCACCTTCATCGACAAGCCCATGCACCCCAGCTTGGTGCGCGACATGCTGGGCTACATCAATAGCCGCTTCCGCGATCTCGTGAGCGGCGGCTACCTGATCGGCGCCGAGGCCTACTTTGATCCCGACCGCAACAGCAAGGAAGACCTGGCAGCGGGCCGCCTGCTCATCAGCTACCGCTACACGCCCGTGCCGCCGCTGGAAAACCTCATCTTTGAGCAATCCATTACCGACGACTTCTTGGCCGAGTTCGCGGCTGCTATCCAGGCCTGAGCCTGAAACCATAGGAGCACCAATCAATGGCACTGCCTTCCAAACTCAAAAACTTCAACCTCTTTGGCGACGGCAATGTGTGGCGCGCACTCATCGACAGCGTGACCGTGCCCAAGCTCACCCGCAAGGTCGAAGAGTGGCGCGGCGGCGGCATGCACGGCCCCATCGAGGTGGATCTCGGACTGGAAAAGCTGGAACTGTCTTTCAAGGCTGGCGGCTTTTTGCTGGACGGATACCGCGCTTTCGGCGGCAAGACCCACAACGCCAATCAGTGGCGCTTTGCGGGTGCCTATGAAGACGACAGCACAGCCGTGGTGACTGCCGTGGAAATTCTGGTCAGCGGGCGCGTGCGCGAAATCGACCCCGGCGACGCCAAGGCGGGCGACGACACCGAGCACACCCACACCATCAGCGTCAGTTACTACAAGCTGACCGTGGATGGCCGCGATGTGATCGAGATTGACATGCCCGGCATGGTCTTCAACGTCGATGGCCAGGACGTACTTTCCAAAATCCGCCGCGCTATCGGTATGTGACCCGGCGCCTTGCATTCCCCTTTATTTGAGAACCCATCACCATGAACGAAAACCAAGACCTGAGCACCAACACCCCTCCCGTGGTCGAAGGCGTGGAAGTTGTCACGCTGGACTATCCCATCAAGCGCGGTGACACCGAAGTCAAGGAAATCACCCTGCGCAAGCCAATGGCGGGGCAGCTGCGCGGCGTCAAGCTCACCGAGCTGCTGTCGCTCGATGTCGGCGCCGTGCAGATGATCCTGCCCCGCATCACCACCCCCACCCTGCTGCCCCACGAAATCGCCCAGCTCGACCCTGCCGACATCACCGAGCTGGGCACCAAGGTGGCGGGTTTTTTCGTGCGCAAGAGTATCCGCGCGGAATATCTGACTGCGTAGAGGACGCCATGGCCGATATGGCCATGGTCTTTCACTGGCGGCCTGCGGACATGGAAGACATGACGCTGGCCGACCTCATGGAATGGCGTGAACGTGCCCGCATTCGCGCCCAGCATCAGGGTGTGTAATATATGGGCCATGTTTGCCAACCTCTTTCTCATTGCGCTGTTTGCACTGGCCGCCCTGGTCGTGCTGGGCTTTGCCCTGGCGCCCATCATGGCTGCCACCGGCCTATGGGCGCACACCAGCGCCGAGGACCACCGCGCCCAGGCCCGCGAAATCGAGCGCCTGCTGGCCGAAAAAGACTAACCGCCCCCCTGCACTCCCGCGCCCTCGCGCAAGGGGGTGCCCATGTCTGACACCCGCCTGCGCCTCATTCTGGAGCTGCGCGATAAAGTCCTGGCTCCATTGCGCGGCATTCAATCCGGCAGCAAGGACGCCGCCGCCGCGCTCAAGGCCACCCGCGACCAGCTGCGCGGCCTTGAAAAAGCCCAGCAAGACATTGACGGCCTGCGTAAGACGCGCGCCCAGCTGCGTGGCCAGCAACGCGACCTGCAGGAGCTGCAGACCAAGCTGACCGGCAGCAATGCCAGCCTTGTGGAGCACCGCGAACGGCACAAGAACATTGCCGCATCGCTCAAGACAGCGCGCGAGTCGCACAGCAAGCTCACCAAGGCGCTGCAGGACGGCGCCACCGCTACCCCCGAATTCAGCCGCCAGCTGGAGATGGCGCGCATCCGGCTGCTCAGCAGTCAGACTGCCTATGAGCGCTCAAACTCCACGCTGAGCAAATACCGCACCCAAATCAAGACCACTGAGGCGGGCATTGCCCAGCTCAGCGGCAAGATCGACAACGGCAAGGACCGGCTGCAGGGCTACCAGCAGCGCCTGGAAAAAGCAGGCATCAGCACTGAAAAGCTAGGCCAGCAGTCCCGCAATCAGAAAATCCAGATCGAGGCAGCCACTGCCGCCATGGAGCGCCAAAAGCAGGCACTGGCCCAGCTCAAGGCCCAGCAGGACAAGCTGGCTGCGCTCAAGGCCAATCACGCCAAATCAATGATGCACGCAGGCATGGCCGTGGGTCTGGGCGTGGGCATGGTGGCCGAGGGCCGCACCCTGGCCAAGCCGGTACAGGCCACGCTGGGCGCGTTCTCGCAGCAGGAAGATGCATCGACCCAGCTGCGGGCGGCCATGATGCAATCCGATGGCAGCGTGCAGGCCGAGTTTGCGCAGATTGATGCCCTGGCCAAGCGCCTGGGGGACCGCCTGCCTGGCACAACGGCTGACTTCATCGAGATGATGACCGTGCTGCGCAAGGAAGGTATCTCGGCGCAGGCCATTCTGGGCGGCACGGGCGAGGCCGCTGCCCTGCTAGGCGTGCAGTTGAAAATGCCCGTCACAGGGGCGGCTGCATTTGCTGCCAAGATGCAGGACGCCACCCAGGCCACCGAGAGCGAAATGCTCGGTCTGATGGATGTGCTGCAAAAGAATGCCTACCTCGGGGCCGACCAGAATTACCAGTTGGCGGGCATCACCAAGATGGCGGGAGCCATGTCCTTGATTCGGCAAAAGGGGCAGGAAGCCTACAAGACTCTTTCCCCCTTGCTGGTGATGATGAATCAAGCGGGCATGACGGACGGCGGCAGCGCAGGCAACGCCATCGACAAAGTGTTCGCCGCTGGCCTGGACAGCAAGAAGCTCAAGAAGACCAACGACATGTTGGCCAAGCGGGGCATAAAACTGAACTTTGCAGACAAGCAAGGCAAGTTTGCAGGCATTGAAAACCTGTTCGCTCAGCTGGACAAGCTCAAGGCTCTGGGTGAAAACGACATTCTCAAGAATGAAGTGCTGTCCGAGCTGTTCGGCACTGACGCCCAAAATCTGCAGGTGCTGCGCAATTTCATGGCCAAGGGCTATGACGGCTACAAGGAAACCGTGGCCAAGATGGACGCCCAGGCCAGCCTGCAGCAGCGTGTCAATGAGCAGCTAGGCACACTGAGCAATGTCATGGAAGCCGCGCAGGGCGGTTTTACCAATGTCATGGCAGACATTGGCGACACCATCAAGGGCGATGCCAAGGACATCATCAAGGCCGTTGGCGACATCACCAGCAGCATGGGCGGCTGGATCAAAGAACACCCTGCGCTGACTGCCGGAATTGCCCGCACCGTGGCCGTGTTGGCTGGTCTGATGGTTGTGCTGGGCGCTCTGCTGGTGCCGCTGGCACTGATCGCGGGAAAGTTCATGCTGATGCGCTTTCTGTTCGGCATGATCGGCATCAAGGTGCCTATGCTGAGCGCTGGCATCGGTGCGCTGACGGGTGTGGTGAGCAAGCTCACCGGCGCCCTGTTCTCTGGCCTCATGGTGGCCTTGCGTGCAACCATGGGCGTCATCGTCAAGCTGGGCGTGGCACTCCTGACCACGCCGGTGGGCTGGTTTGTGCTCGCCATTGCGGCCATAGCAGGCGCTGCCTACCTGATCTATAGAAACTGGAGCTCCATTTCTGGCTTCTTCTCCGGGGTCTGGGGCAGCGTCAAGACTCAAGCCGCGGCGGCCTGGACATCCATCAAAGCCAGTCTTTCCGGCCTGTGGTCCAGCTCAGTCAGCACGGCGCAGACCATCTGGGCGGGTCTGCCGGGCTTCTTCTCTGGGATGTGGCAAGGCATCAAAGACACGGCCTCTGCTGTGTGGAGCAGCATTGCATCCATGCTTGGCCAGATGTGGGGCGCAATGGTCAGTACCGCCAGCACGGTCTGGCAGCAGCTGGGCGGCTCATTCCCTGCTGTGCTGCAAACCATCAGCACGGCCATCATCAACTGGAGCCCGCTGGGCCTGTTCTATCAAGCCTTTGCGGGCGTCATGAGCTACTTTGGCCTTGAGCTGCCCACCAAATTCAGCGAGTTCGGAGCCAACATCATCCAGGGGCTGGTCAACGGCATCACCAGCAAGCTGGCCATGGTGCGCGAAGCCGTGGGCGGTGCCGCAGATTCGGCTATTGGCTGGTTCAAGGAAAAGCTAGGCATTCATAGCCCGAGCCGCGTTTTCATGGCGGCGGGCGTCAACGTGGGCGAGGGTGCGGCAATCGGCATTGACCGCACCTTGGGCATGGTGCGCAAGTCTGCTGCGGCCATGGCCATGGCAACAGGGGTCACGCTGGCCGCTCCAACCATGGCCGCGCCCGCAATGCCCGTGCCGCAGGTCGGTATGCCCGCCCAGGTCGTGCAGCCGCAGACCGCTGCCGCCCCGGCGCTGCCACCCGCCGCGCAGCCACTGCTACCCACGCTGCAGAACCTGCCGCCCGTGCCTGCCCAGGCCGTGCAGCTGCAGACTGCTGCGGCCCCGGCGCTGCCACCCGCCGCGCAACCACTGCTGCCCGATCTGCAGACGTTGCCGCCCGTGCCTGCCCAGGCTGTACAGCTGCAGACCACTGCCACACCAGCGCTGCCACCCGCTGCGCAGCCGCTGCTGCCCATATTGCAGAAGCTGCCGCCCGTGCCTGCCCAGGTCATGCAGCTGCAAACTGCTGCGACCCCGGCACTGCCACCCGCTGCGCAACAGCTACTGCCCATGCTGCAGAAGCTGCCGCCCGTCCCTGCCCAAGTCGTGCAGCTGCAGACTGCTGCGGCCCCGGCACTGCCACCCGCTGCGCAACAGCTGCTGCCCACACTGCAAAAGCTGCCGACCGTACCGGCCCAGGCCGTGCAGTTGCAACCCGTCATGCAGCAGATGCAGGCCATGCCCGAAAAGCAGCTGCCCGCCATGGCCGACCCCGTACAGATCGACCGCCGCCCGGTGCTGGCCCAGCCTGCCCCCGCTGCACAGCGCCCGGCACCGATCATTCAGGGCGACACCATCACCATTAAGGTCTATGGAGCCCCAGGCATGGATATGCAGGCGCTGGCCCGCGAGGTGCAGCGTCAGCTTGACCAGCGCGAACGTGCCAAGGCGGCCCGCCTGCAGGCTAGCTATACAGATTGGAACTGACCACCATGCTTTGCCTCGGCCTATTCGTATTCAGCCTGGACACCCTCTCATATCAGGACCTGCAGCGCCGTATATCGTGGAAGCACCCCACGCAAAGCATCGTGGGCGGACGCGACACGTCGCAGTTTCTGGGCTATGGCGAGGACATCATTACCCTGAGCGGCAGCATCGTCCCAGAGTTCAAGGGAAAGCGCGCAAGCCTGGATGAGCTGCGCATGATGGGTGACACCGGCTTGGCCTTCGCCCTGGTCGAAGGCACCGGCACCGTTTACGGCGCCTTTGTCATCACCGAAATGCAGGAAACAAAAACCTACTTCGAGGTGGACGGCACGGCCCGCAAGATCGAATTCACGCTGACATTGCGCCGCGTGGACCAGGACGATGAGGGCGGGTCCGGCTACTCCGACGAAATGGGAGACCTTGAAATGTCCGAAGCCGTAAGCCTGAGCTGACCATGAGTGATATTGACGACATCCGTTACCGCCAGCCCTACGCCACTTCCACGGGTGGCCAGGGGCAGCGTCTGTTTCTGCAGCTCACGCCCATCTGGCGCGTGACGGTCAAGGGCCAGGACGTTTCTGACCGCTTTGCGCCGCGTCTGGTCAGCCTCAACATCACCGACAACCGCGACGGAGAAGCCGATGAGGTGGAAATCGTCATCAGCGACCATGACGGCGCCGTGGAGCTGCCCGACACCGGCGACACCATGACCGTGGCCATAGGCTGGCAGCTCAGCCGAGGCACCGGCCCCTATCGCGCGCCAACTCAGGAGGAAATGGGCGGCTTCCCCCTGGGGCTGGTGGACAAGGGCAGCTACACCATCCAGGCCGTGGAATACAGCGGCGCCCCGGACACCATCACCCTGCGAGGCCGCGCCGCCAACCTGCTGGACGAGCTGCGCGACTTGAAGGATCGCAGCTGGCACAAAACCACCGTGGGCACCATCGTGCAAAGCATTGGCGCGCAGAACAAGCTCAAGGTCAGCATTGATAAGGAGATTGCCGCGCGCAAGATTGGCCACGCCGATCAAGCGCAGGAGTCCGATGCATCGTTTCTGCGCCGCCTGGGTAGGCAAATGGATTGCCTGTGCAACATCAAGAACGGCACGCTGCTGTTTAGCCAGGCACGCAAGGCCCGCACGCCCAGCGGCAAGGAGCTGCCGCCCGTCACCATCACCCGTGACGCGGGCGACCAGCACCGCTGGGCACGCTCTGACCGTGACTCTTACAGCGGCGTCAAGGCCTTCTATAACAACATCAAGCGCGGCACCCGTTCCAGCGTGATAGCGGGCATAAGCGGTCGGGCCAAGACCTTGCGCCAGACCTATGCCAATGAGGCCGACGCCCTGGCCGCCGCCCGTGCCGAGTGGCTGCGCATTCAGCGCGGCATCTACTCCTTTGACATCACCCTGGCCTATGGCCGTGCCGATGTCATGCCCCAGCGCCCCGTGATCGTCAGCGGATGGAAAAAGCAGATTGACGAAACCGTGTGGATGGTCACTGCCGTGCGCCACAGCCTGAGCAGCAGCGGCTACACCAGCCAGCTCACGCTGGAAACCCAGCAGAGTGAAGGCGTGGATGGTGGCGATGAGGCCGAGCAGGGATAGCTACGCCCGTGCGACGACAAGAGAATTAAAGTACGTACAAAAAAACATTGAGCAAATGATTAAACGTAAGTACAATAATTCTCATGAAAACGGAATACGATGCCAACAAGGATGCCGCGAACCAGCAAAAGCATGGTGTTTCGCTGTCGCTGGCAAACCAGATCGAATGGCAGGATGTGCTCTGTTTCGTGGACGATCGCGCGGACTATGGCGAGCTGCGCGAAGTCGGTTTTGCCGTGATCGAGCGGCGCCTGTATGTGGTGGTGTTCGTGCAGCGCGGCGACACCATGCGCATCATCAGCCTGCGCAAGGCCAACAAGCGGGAGCTAAAGCACTATGAACAAGCGTTTGAATAAACCGGGGCTGATCGCCCCCACCGATGCCGAGGATGCGGCCATCAATCGCGGCATTGCGGCTGACTCTGACACCATCGAGATAACGGCCAGTCTGGCGGCCAAGATGAAGCCGCTTGCCCGCCGTGGACGCCCGGCGGTCGATAACCCAAAGGAGCCAATTACCACGCGCCTGGATGCAGACGTTCTTGCGGCCATCAAGGCCACGGGCAAGGGGTGGCAAACCCGGCTGAATGAGGTGCTGCGTGAAGACGTGGCGCAAGGAAAGTTCAAGCCCGCATAGCGGCGCAGCAAGGACGCAAAAAAGGCAGCCCGTGAGCTGCCTTTTTTGTGGTCGCTGACTTCAAGATCAACGCACGTTTTTTGCAGCGTAGAAAACGATGCCTGACTTAGCTTTTGCAATTCTTTGGTAGTCCTGCAGCGGGACGCGACGAGCGGTATTGCCCATAGAAGTCACACAGCCAGCGCCCCGTTTCAACCGTTCCGGCCTGTGGTTTCGTTTTGCCAAAAAACTGCAGATAAGAAAGGCTATCCCAGTCGCTAGGAAGGTCCGATCTATTCACACTGATGTACGCCCAATCAAGATTCTTGTTTTCCGGTGAGATGTAAACAAGCCTGATTCGGTTGACTTCTGGTTTCTCCAAGAGGGTGGACATCAGACGATGACCATCCTGAGCGATCCAGTTCCAGTCGTTCTTTCCACCTGTCAGTGGGTCACGGTTTATACGGACCTCAACTAGCTGTGTCTTTCCGTCAACCTGTCGTGTCAGTTCAACCTTAGCAATCTTCTTGTCCAGAGCCTTGATGCCTTGCTCATTGAGCTCAAAGTTTTTGCCTGCAATGGCATACGTGCAGCCCCATATCCCAGCTAATGCTGTTGCCATATAGACGGCAATGCTCATCCTCTTCATACATCACCACCCTCTCTAAATTTGGCTGCAGTCTCTGCGGACCGATTACCTAGCGTTGTGTTTAAAGCCGCCGCCCGTTCCACCCATACACCACCATGCCGCGCACATCGAGCTGTTCGCCGCCGCGCAATTCTTCGGTTAGTGGGTCGTCGGGGTTGTCACTGGAAACGACTTTGGAGCCATCCAGCTTGATAGATACCCGCTTGATAAACATCAGGCCAGCCACCACCAGCACATAGACGCCAGGGACGTCTGTGGTGTGGACATCGGTATCCACCAGCGATAAGTCGCCGTCATTGATCGTGCCCTGCATGCTGATGCCGTCAGAACCAATCAAGCGCAGGGCTTCCAAGCGGCTGTGCGGTGCGTTTCGCTGCAGCCATTTCTTGGAAAACCGCACATCGCGCACCACCACATCAGTGTCGAGCTGGTCTTTACCGCAGCCCATGCTGGCCGTTGTGGCCATCACAGGCACATGGAAAACATCGTCCTCACCATCGGGGGCTGGTGCGGGGCCGGAAAGAGTGCGATAACTTGCAAAAGGTGCGCTACCTTGTGCGAAATTTCGCTCACCGGTCAAAACATAGGTGATGTCAATTCCTCTGGTCCCTGCCAGAGCAAAAAATTCGGCTTTAGGACTACTACGGCCTGACTCCCAGTCATAGATGGTTCGCTTGGAGAAGCCTGGGCCAAGGTCTTCAAAAGACTCAGCCTTGATACCTAAACGCTCGCGCTCAGCACGCAGTCTGTCGCCTATCACAGAGCGCAAACTCGCACCAAAATCAAATTCGTTCACGTTTTTCGCATTCATTTGTTGATTTGTGCGATTTCTCGCACTATCATTCGCACCGAAGTGCATTTATTAGTTCCACAAACAGCATACAGCACGCCATGACAACCACCGCCAACGCATCCCGGTATGCCCCCAGAGGCGTCCAAAAGGACAAGCCGATTCCTGTGCGCTTCTACTCTGCAGAGCGCACTAGGTTCATGGAAGAGGCCGCCAAGGATGGCCGCTCTGCTGCAGCCTTCACGCGCCTGATGGCCCTCAAGGGCTTTGAGCAGTGGGAGGCTGAGAAGAAGCAGGCCACTCAGGGCACCGTCAACTGATCCATGCCCAGCATCTTCCGCACGCACCCACGCAAGCGCACGCAATACGTGTTGCGCGGGGTTGCGCACTGAGCCACCAACCGAGAAAACCAGAAATGAATATGCGAATCACCCATGGGGCTGGAACGATTGAGAGAGCGTTGCGCCAAAGCCTGAGCCAGCCCGGCAGTGCCGTGGCAGAGGCTGCGGGCTGGGATGGGTCCAATGTCAGCCGCGTACTGAGCGGCCAGCAAGGGGTGCCCATTGCAAAGCTGGATGCTGTGGTTAGCGCGGCAGGCTATGTGATGGTGAGTCGCAAATATCTGGATGCGATTGGCACTCTGGGCGAGGTCGGTATGTATTGCCACTGCGCCCGCGCTGGTGGCGGCGAATGCGGCCCAGACAACCGTGCAAGCTGCGCCAAGTAGAAAAGGTAGTGCCCATGGCTGAAAACAACCCGTTTGACGATAAGGCCGCACTGCAGGCGCATAGCAGCTTTACAAAGGCAGCCCAAGGCAAGGCGGGCCGCAAGATCAGCATGGGCGTGGATGTCGAGGCCATTGAGGCCAATCACCGCGTGCTGCTGCAAGAGACGGTAGACAAGATCAAGGCAGAGCGCGCGAAGAACTCCCCCAAGGCCCGCAACCGTCTGGAGTGCCCACACTGCGATGCCCCTTGCACCATCCGATCCAGCCGCCGCATGAGCAAGCTCACCCGCGAGTACAGCTACCAGTGCAACAACGTCGAATGCGGCCACACGTTTGTGGCCAGCATGGAGATTAGGCACACCTTGTCCCCCAGCGGCACGCCAGACCCTTCGGTCGTTCTACCCATGCCCGACAAGATGCGCCGCGACGTGATCCGCGCCCAGATGGATGTGGCCCCATCGGTGCCCTATAGCCCTGTGAACAGCAAGCCGGTGACTGGCGACCTGTTCTTAGATCAGGCGCTACCGCTCAACTAGAGCCCTTCCCCTACCCCGTTTCCACCCCGCTGACAGAGCCAGTTTTCTGGCCCTGCGGCCCTTCCTACGCCCAAAAACTGGAGGTAATTGCAATGACTGAAGCCCAAACGACCTTGCCACGCAGGGGAACGATCATGGCTAACAAGAGCGTGCCAGCCTGCGCAGCAAACAGCGTTGCCGAGCACATGGCGAATCAGTTGCAGGTTGATGAGCTGGAAATTCTCTCGCGCTTCTTCTTCCTGGCCTGGGGCCACAGCCACAGCGGTGCCAAGGTGGCGGCAGGCCTGCTGCTGGGGCTCTACAACGGAACGCGCTTCCCCTTTGATCTGACTGACCTGCGTTTGCTTGATGGCAGGAATCTGGATGACGCGCTGGCACTGATGCGCTTCGACTCGCGGCCCGCGATGGAAGTGCACCAATGGCTGAACAAGCTGTATGGCCGCCATGACTTCGGTGACCGCTTTGAGCACCTTGCGCATTTCTGGCGCATGAAGGGCAAGTGCAAGCGCGAATACCTCACGCCTCTTGCGCAGCTTCCCGAAATTGCAGAGCTGAATTTTCAACAGCAAGGCGGTGCCGAATGAGCCGCTTTGCCATCACCCATGTGGACGCACTGCATGTGCGCCGCCGCCTCGTCGTCAACGGTGCCGCCAGTCGTAATGCGGCCATGGAGTTTGTCGAAGGACTCTACGGCAAAGACTTTTGGTACCTGTCCTGCGTGGGGGTCTGAGCAGGATGAATGCCCCGTTGCGCAATGCGCTTGTCATGCTGCCCCAGCCTGCTGCTGAGCAGCAGCCTCTGCTGCCCGGTGCGGTGGAGCTGCTGCGCATTACCAAAGAAGAATGGATTCAATGCCATCGGGGCCGGGTTGTCATGCTTCTGGAGCAGATGCTATGCATCGCAAAAGATGAGCAGATACCGCTGCATGCAAGCAAGGAATTCGCTCGGGGCGTCAATGAAATTGATTGCATCTTGAAAAATGAGAAGGCTCGGGACGCTCAAGAGAAGAACGCGCCCAGGCCGCCAACGCCACAAGAGCGCGCAGACATGGCAGTGGCGCGCAGGGAGATGTGCCGAGAATCTGGCCGTGGCTACATCGACGCGGAAAACCAAGAGTGGTTCCGCCTGCCCGAAGAGCTGCGCATGGTCGTCCTGCTGCTGGCAAGGTTGAGCGGGAATCTGCAAGAGCTGGCGGGCCGGGACTGGCGCGAAACACCGCCGCCAGAGCGTCAAGCAATTAAGGCTGCTGTTCGCGCCGTCAAGCGGCATTTTTGCGGCGTAAACGGCAGGGGTGGTCTTGTGTCCCTCGCCAGCCTTTGGTGATCTGCCATGGCTGTATCCCTCATTCCCCGCAAGCGCGTCACGTCCAGCTTTTCGGCGTGGATCAAGCACATGCCAACGCAAGGGCATGTCAATTACCACCTTGCGCGAATCATCGAATCTGCGCCCAAGGAGTGGCAAAAGGCCATTCGTGCCCGCTTTATCCAGAAGGCCCCAATGCCGCCTGCTGGCGTGGCCATGGACTCGCAGGAATACGCGCGCTGGGAATTGGGACTGCCAAGCGAGAGTGAGCAGGCGTGGACAAAGCTGCAAGCCCTGGCTGACTATGAAGACCGCTACGGCGACGCGCTGCGCTTGAACATGAGCGATGACGAAATCTGCACATGGGCCAAGAAGCTGGCCGAAGATGTGGAGGAATTCGACAACCGCATCGTGGCGCATGCCCAGCAAACGCTGAGCTTTCCCAAGCTGCAGGCCGCATCAGCCAAGGTCATTTTGCAAGCCCGCGTCAATGGCGTGCGCCGCATTGTGGACATGCTGGGTGTGGAAGTCAGCAAGCCTATTGAAGGCTTGTCCGACATTGCCCGCGCAAAGTGCGCCCGCTGGTGGCGCCGCCGCCTGCGCCGTCACATCGCCCGCGTGGTGGAAGCCGGGGCCATCAGCATGGGTCTGGTGCATCTGAACAGTGGCGGTTACGTCAGCCACAGCGGCCTGCACCGCCGCAAGGGCCAGCTGGCCCGCAATGCAGAGGCATTGGCACGTACCTTCTATAAGAATGAGGCCAATCAGGTCTACAACCTTGCCGAGCTGTCGGCACTGAGCCCATCCAACCCCGCCATTCGTGGCGGCGAGCTGATGACGCGCATTCGCGGCGCCGAAGAGTATGCAGATGCCCATGGCCATGTGGGGCTGTTCCTGACTCTGACCGCACCCAGCAAATACCACGCCATGCGGCTGGTGGGCAATGGCACCAAGCGCTGGGCCGAGCGCAACCCGAAATTCAACGGCGCAGACCCACGCGAATGCCAGCAAATGATGCTGGCCCTGTGGAAGCGCGTGTTGGCCAAGCTAGACCGCCAGAACATCCGCCGCTATGGCCTGCGCGTAGTGGAGCCACACCACGATGGTACGCCCCACTGGCACATGCTGGTGTGGACAGAGGACGAAGAAGCCGCCAGTGCCCTGGTGGAGACCATCAGCGAATATTGGCTGAGCGAAGACGGCAATGAGCGCGGCGCCAAGGAAAACCGCGTGGATGTGAAGCGCATGGAGGCTGGCGGCGCTGCTGGCTATGTGGCCAAGTACATCGCCAAAAACGTGGGGCACATCGCCCTGGCCGAGCACATGGATGTGGTGCAGGGTCAAGAGATACAGATGCGCCTGGGCCTTGATAAGCCCGTGCAGCCGGAGCTGAAAGAGACCAACGGCATGGCCGCCCAGCGCCGCGTGGATGCTTGGGCCGCAACATGGAGCATTCGCCAGTTCCAGGCCTTTGGCATGCCCAGCGTGACGGTATGGCGCGAGCTACGCCGTGTGAGCAAAGACCAGCCGCAGCAGCTTGACCTGTTCTGCCCCGAAACGCAGCGCAATATCCAGCGCGCCTATCAGGCCTGCCATCGTGAAGGCGAGATGCGTGCAGATTGGCGCATGTTCATGCAGGCCATGGGCGGCCACAGCTGCAAGCGCAAGGACTGGCTTTTGTGCCCCGCCCGCCGCGCACCCAAGGCAGGGGCTACAAACATGTATGGCGATGAAATCACAGCCGGGCCGGTGCGTGGTGTGGCGATTCAGCGCGGACGCGCTCGCGGTCATTGGCTTGTGAGCCGCCGCATTCAGTGGGCGCACTGCACCGAAAAGACCCAGGCAGCCCCCGCCACAGGCGTGGCTGCAGATACCGATGGCGTCATCGATGTCGCCTGCCAAGAGGCACAGACACGGCAGGCTTTGCCTGCCGCTTGGACTGGTTTCAATAACTTCACGGGCCGCCTACAGGGCGCCACCGCAAACCAGATTCACTGCAACGCAAAACACGAATCTGAGGCTCAAAAAAGCTACCTGCCACCAGATTCCGCCGCCTTCCGCCGCCAAGAGCTGGCCGATCGCTTCCAACAAGCAGCCCATTTCTTCCACTGATCCATCAAAGGAGGTTCACTCATGCCCGAAAACCACCAGAAACCAACCGCTTGCGCATGCTGCAAAAGCATTGCACTGGAACGCTTCTGCCATCTGCCGCCAGATCCTATTTTCAAGTGCCTCGACTGCGGCGCACTGCTGAATGAAGACGGGTCAGTCTGCGCAGATGAAGAGGTGCAGCCATGAAGGCCAGCCGCACAGAGCCGACTGTGCACTGCTGGCAACGCCGTATCAATGGCGACTACGTGACAGCCGCGCACACCACTCAAAACCACCTCGCTGCCGTCTTCGCCGCCGAGCGCGAACGCTTGGCTGCAGCCAAGCCAAAGCGCCGCCGCCGTCAGCCGGCAGCAGACGTAACCACCGACACCAGCGCACAGCTGCGACTGGTCGGCTGAAACCATCCAGGGAGCATCACCATGAGCCACACCATCACCGCGCTGCACAGCTATCGCGCCATCCTGATTCCAAAAAACGCCAATGCTGCCGACATAGAGGATCTGGCAGACGCTGGCCAACTGCCCACCATTCGCGTCAAGGCACCCAGCTGCGAGCAAGCCAAAGTTGCGGCCCAGCACGTCAGCGGCAAAAAAGTGCTGCGCGCCGAGCGCGTGGAGGGCTAAGCCATGACCAAGAAAAAAGCCAACGGCAGCCTGCACCACCCCATTGAAAAAGCGAAATGGGAAGAAGCCCGCGCCGCTGAGCGCATCACCTACGCCCAGGCACCGCGTATTTCATGGCGTGGCGGCGAGCCATACAAGTGCCCAGAGCTGCAGCACCGCAGCATGCGCAACCAGCCGCAAAGCATCGTCATGGGCCAGAGCATCAAACACCGTGCATAAGTGGAGAAAAGCAATGCAAGATCAATACCGAAAAGTACATGAAGCTATTAAAAATGGAGCAAAAGTACAGATGGCAGTGGCGCTGCACACGGTCATCATCGGCTTGGGCGTCAGAAAGCTCGCAGTATCGGATGGGCTGGCCGATCTGACCGGCAATGAATTGCTGAGCAGCCGTGGCCGCGCCCTGGTCAACCGAGAGCAAGAGCTACACATAGCGCAGAAAGTGCTGTGTGAACTGTTGGTAAAAGAGTGCCAGGGACGTTGGTGCAAGACTATGGATCGCCCTGCATCATCATGCGGATGCCCTGACTGCGGGAGCAGCCTGATCGACTTCCCTTCTATGGCCACCCCGGCAGCCGCGCCAGTGGTGCTGCCAGAGCCTGATGTTCAACTGTGCGCGGTAGAAGGCCGCCTAGAGCCAGTAGTCCGCAAGACAGTGGGCGCGAGTCCAGGTAGGCCGCTGGATCTGTTCACCGCTGACACAGTATGCGCCATGCTGGCTACTGCCGGAATTCGCGCGCAGGCTGATCAGGGGCAAACATGCAACTGACAAAGAACCAAGCCCAGTCCGTCAAGTTGAACAAGAAAGCACAGCAGAACCCACAAACAAAGGAATCGACATGAATACCACCACCATCCAACAAAACCCAATGGCCAGCGCAGTGCCCCGTCTGGATACTGCAGGCATCGCCGCCATGCTGGGCGTCACACGGGTGCATGTCACAGACCGCATCACAAAGCGCCCGGACTTTCCCAAGCCATTCATCAACGTAAGCCGCCGCCTGCGCTACTGGCGCGCCAGCGAGGTGCAGGCATGGATGACGAATAAGAGCTAGGTGTTTGGCTTCACGCTATGCCACTCTGCAATGCCAAAGGTATAGTCAGACTTCCAAAAATATTTCACCGTTCTTATAAGGACTCTTCTATGCCAGCTGTGTACAACGGGAGCGTTTTTGATACACGACTTCAAGCCACATGGGCGGCGTTCTTTGATTTAGCGGGCTGGCAATGGCGTAGCGGCATTAGCGCGATTGAAGATTGGAAACCAGATTTTGAGGCTACATTTCCGTGCACTCATTCTGAGTGTGGTGGTCAGCACAAGATACTGGTGTCTGTACTTCCAATTGACTCCATTGAGGGCGTAAAAGGTCACCCGGCTCTGACTTACTCGTGGGGCCAAAGTCGCGAGGGGAAAATAATTGGGGCTGATGCAGGCGCCGTCTTTGGAAACTCTCCGAAAGTTACTGAGTGGACAATGGCGCATGGATCCGGCGGCGGGACAGAGGACGTGACCCAATGGGTTGATGACTGGCTCAGCAAATGGGCAAAAGCTACCGGCAAGGTACTTGATGAAAACTGATTTAAACCCGCTTCAAGCGGGTTTTTCATTTAGAGGCGTGCCGCAATGTCCTCAGGGCTCTCCCGGTAGTAGGTATTGAAAAGCTCATTAATGTTCACATGGCCACTGATGCGAGCCAGTGTCATGACGTCCACCCTCTTGCTGAGCAGCGTCAACGATGTGGCGCGCAGATCGTGGAAGCGCAACCCCTCCACCATGCAGCGGTCACGCAGTTTGCGATAGAGGGCATCACGGCTGGCATCGTTTATCGTGAAATATTTGTCCCGGCCTTCACGCTGGGCCTGGTCTTCCAGAATCTTGAGCAAGCGAACCGCCCGCGTAGTCAAGGGCACTCGGCGTGCGCCCACGGTGGTTTCCGTCTTGTGATGTGCCAGCTCATAGACCTTACGCTTTAGGTCTGCCGTGCTACGCGACAACTTCAAAATCTCGCCGCTGCGCATTGCGGTGTGCAGAGCGATCATCATCGCCCAGCCTGTTTCCTGCATTGCCGTCTGTGGCGCCACGCGAAGCGACACACCAGCAGATCGAAGGATGCGGCGCACCTCCATCCAGCGGCTCACGCGGCGGCGGGCATAGGATGCAGCCGGTAGGGTTATTTCCTTCCATGGACTGCTGCCTGCCCACTTCCACTGTTTGATAGCCAGAGTCCAGATGGGCCGGTATTGCTGCGCCTCACGCAACACACTCGCCCCGCTGACATGCTGCAGCCGAGCATCGCGCCATGCGGCCAAATCATTGCCGGTAATCTGGTGAAATACCTTAGAGGACAGCTCGGGATAGTCCCTCAGCCAAGCATCAAACCGCAGATTGTCGGCCCGTGCTGTGCTGCCGGTCTTCTTGTTTGTGACTTCGTTACGGTAGCGCTCAACCGCCTCGGCCAGCGTGCGCTGCGGGAATTCTCCCCGCGCGCCCGCAAGAATTGCAGCCTCTTCTGCCACGGCCCAAGCCTGGGCCTCTGCCTTTGTGGCCCGCGTGGCCGTCTTGCGCACGCCTGCCCGCTCAACTTCCGCGCGCCAGCCGTTCTTAACCTTCCTCAGATACGCCAT